CCAACAACCTCGAGGTCCTTTTGGGCATATACATTTCCAGAGACAGTCAGCTCCTCTGCGACTGAGACATTTTGGGACACGTAGACATTCCCACTGACAAGGAGGTCCTTATAGGCCACAACATTCCCAACAACTTCGAGGTCCTTTTGGGTATATACATTTCCAGAGACGGTTAACTCCTCGGTGATTGAGACATTTTGGGACACATAGACATTTCCACTGACAAGGAGGTCCTTATATGCCACAACATTCCCAACAACTTCGAGGTCCTTTTGGGCATACACATTTCCAGAGACGGTTAACTCCTCGGTGACTGAGACATTTTGGGACACGTAGACATTTCCACTGACAAGGAGGTCCTTATAGGCCACAACATTCCCAACAACCTCGAGGTCCTTTTGGGCATACACATTTCCAGAGACGGTCAATTCTTCAGTGACTGAAACATTTTGGGACACATACACATTCCCACTGACAAGGAGATCCTTATAGGCCACAACATTACCACCCATATAGGTGTTGCCCGCAACTTCGAGATCCTTTTGGGCATACACATTTCCAGAGATAGTCAATTCCTCTATGATTGAGACATTTTGGGACACGTACACATTACCATCGACGAGGAGATCCTTATAGGCCACAACATTACCACTCATATAGGTATTGCCCACAACCTCAATATCCTTTTGGGCATACACATTTCCAGAGATAGTTAACTCCTTAGTACCCAAAATATTCCCAGATACATAGGTATTGCCCACAATCTCAAGATCCTTTTGGGCATACACATTTCCAGAGATGGTTAACTCTTCCATAATAGAAACATTTTCAGATACATATACATTTCCCGTTACAAGGAGATCCTTGTAGACCATAACATTTCCATCCACATAGACATTCCCCAAGACCTCAAGATCCTTATCGGCGTAGACATTTCCAGAGACGGTCAATTCGTCGGTAATTGAGACATTTTGGGATACGTATACATTTCCATTGACAATGAGGTCCTCGTGCGCATAAATATTGGCATCTACATGGGTTAGACCGTAGACATGTACATTAATATCTTCATCTATCTTTGGTGTGAATATCTTATCACTTGGTTTTGAATCTGTATAAGCAATCGCAAATTCATCGGTTCCTTCGCGATACCCAATAACTACATTTGACAATACATCTGGACGATGCATCAAAATACCCAAATCAAGTGTGGTATCACCCGAATTATTATTTTGGCCAAGTTCGATGAAAGCATCTTTAATTGTGGTATTTTCTGTATAAATGACTGTCGTATCGCCATTAACGCGAAGATTTCCATCGATCACCACATCCCGCAAAATCGCAACATTTCCAGAAACAACTAAAACATTTGAACCAAACTCATCAATGTAGAGATTTGAACCAACACTCACTGTATGTTGAGGTAACAAGTTTGATATCCCAACATTTGAATCTGTAACAAAGCCCGTATTATTCTCGGAAAATCTAAACTGAACAGTATTTGACGTTACGTTAGCACGATTTACTGTGAGAGCGAGTGTAGCACCACCAACGAGGGCATTTGCAGATTCACCAGATTCTGTAATCTCTTTAGTATTACGATCATACATGAGAAGTACAACTTCTGGAGGTGTATAATCGGGTCTATTCCTGATAGGTGATAAATACACGGAGTTACTGTACGGTGTTGAAACCAAAACATTACTTGCATTGAAGACAATGGTATTTTCTTCCTGTTCTGTGGAATCAGGTACATGCTTACCAAACCGAATCTTGGTAGATCTCTCTACTGCTGGTAAGTTCTTGACCATTTAATATAGGGGGGTAAATTAATTTGCGTAGAGGAGACCTGCCATTCCATTTTGTATACGAAGGATGTTATAGTTTACTGCGTAAATTGGGTCATTGATAACTGCCCCCTCACTCATAATCTTTGCCGACTCGATGCGACTGAAATTTAAGGTTCCTGTGGGCTGGAGAGAGCTTGTCATAAGACAGAAACAGTAAAGGAAGAAATCTGGGGATGTCACAAAGTTTGTGTGGTAATAATTCATGACATCAATATAGTGTGGCTTTCCCCATCTATAGTTTCCGAGTTCAACACCATTGATACTCAATTTAACTTTGTTTGTTGGCGATGTGAGAGCGCCATGTGTGGATGTATCAGAAGATGCGAGATACTTCACTGGGTGATTGAAAGTGAGATCTTGGACAGTTTCGCCACTTGGAAGGTTCTTTTGTACTTGGGTGATGAGAAGGTCGTGTGTGCGTGTCGCGATGTTGCCCCGCTCTTCATTGTCCAAGTAATAGTAGTTGGCATACATTTCAAAATTATAGTCTGCCGCTTGGGAACCCCAGTGAATTCTCAATTCCACATTGTGATAGTTGAGGGCGACGAGAGGGAGGGCACACTGTGGCCCCTCACAGAAGAAGAAACGGAGGGGATAAAAGTAGGAACGTGCGTGTACACCTGGGTGTGTACCGATGGCACTCCGAGATACATTTTGGGCAAAAGTATCAATCGCAATCTTTTCTGTAAATATGGAATCCTGTGTATCAACTACTGAACCACCGATGAGAAGTTCAATTTTATCAATGAGGAGATCCCATCGAGACGTATCGAGGGCTTGTGTTGTGTCGTCTATCGTCAAATAGATGTAGCCTAAGAGATCCCCAGCTCTCTCAATTTGAACACTTGACATTGAATTATTTTTCACATCTCCGCGTATCGTCTGTTTCTCGACGGATTGTGAAAAATTAGAGTGTCGTTTGAAGGTTGAACTAAAAAACGATATCTCTGGGTTGCCCATAATGTACTCATCCTGAGCACCAATTGCCACAAGCTGAACAATACCCGAAGACATGTTATACTACTTTAGAGGGAGAAAATTACAAGTTTAGTTTTCTACACACAAATCTAAAAACTAAGAAGTTAGCACCCGATTCGGTTGAATTTTTAATAGTGTTACCATTTTGGTCCCGTATAGTCACACTAAGACGATCAATACGTCGAATTGGATTCACATACTGTGTCGCGATTGTATAGTCATCCTTGAATGTGATGAGTGAGTCACCCGCGTCGTGGGTGGCATTATTAGTTATGAGACTCGCAAAAGAACCTCTGAGCATACTTAAGTGCCCTTGACCAGTCAAAACGTTTGAAGCACGATCACTAAAGATAGAGTCCAACTCTTCCACGGAAACATAACAATGCTCAGTCACAACATTTGAGTGGATGTGGGCAGCCAGAAGTCTCGCCTGAACCACATTTTTGAGGGGTTGCTGAAGATGACAAGTAAAAGTATTCGCACTGTCTTGACCAATTGTGTCAACGGTTATGGTGTGATACTCATAGTCAAGATCTGGAATAGTCTGGGGTGAAGTCACCAAAGCCATTTAGTATTAGCTTAGATTAAAGATCCGCCGATTCCATCCTCGATCTCGTAGTTCGCGTAGTCGCTGACCAATTCTCTGGCACCACAGAGGCCACCTGGAGTCAATGCCTTGCTGTACGTGCTACCATCCTTGTAACCCGCTGCGCATTCCACCTTATTCTCAAGGTCAAAGAGAGACTTCTCACTGATCACCTTAATAGTGATTGGTCTGGGTTGGTACTTACTGGTGGACTTTATCGCGCCGAGCACAAAGATCAAAGCGATCAAGACGAAAATGGCCGTGATGGCATTTCGGTTAGCACGGTTAAGGTTTAACATTTATAATATATGTACATATTTTTTTCTAAAGTGCGTTAAAGGTTATTGAATAGTTTCCTATTAGAGAGTAGATGGACGAAGAAATTGTCTTAGATCGTGGGAGTACCACTGTGATGAAACTTGACGCCGACGAACAGGCCCTGATGGATGAAATTGAGATCTCAACGTCGCGTCCTCAGCCTGCGCGACGACCCCAACAATCTCAAGTGCGACGCCCCCCACCACAACAATACCAAGAACCCATGGATGCCTTTGTGAATCCAAACAAACAATCAGCCCCAGCAGCCCCCCAAGAAGACGAAGAAATTGACTATGGTGAAGATGAACCTATGTTTTTTGACGACGAGGGGCCAGGTCCACAAGAGGAGCAGCCCTCCAAGGGATACAGCTCCATAGACGAAGAGAAGAGTGACCTCGTGAACAAGTTGGGTCGCCTTGAGAAGAAGGGCTTCGCTGTGAACAAGAGACTCAACGCTTACTCCAATGTTGAAGACCTTCGCACAGAAGTCAAGCGAATTACCTACAGTATTGATGTTGAACAATCCATACGCTTCTCTCGGCGTATGTTGGTGGCCTGTGTGACTGGCTTGGAGTTTCTCAACAAGCGATACAACCCCTTCGAGATCCAATTGGAGGGTTGGTCTGAGTCTGTGATGGAGAATGTGGATGACTACGATACAGTGTTTGAAGAGCTGTATGTAAAGTACCGCTCCAAGGTCAATGTGGCGCCTGAAGTGAAGCTCATCATGATGTTGGGTGGTTCAGCAATGATGTTCCACTTGACAAACAGTATGTTCAAGAGTGCCCTCCCCAATATGAACG